TTTCTCATCGTATCCCAAATAGCATAATCATGATGATATTCGTTTTCGTTATCAATACGATAAGAACCCATATTAGACCATCTTCCACTACTTACTGAATAAGCTTCAAAATCTTTGTTCATTAATAAATCATTCTTTTTATCGAACAAATAATAATCAACCATCTTTTGTATTTCTACTTTAACAGGATAATGCCCTGTTAAAAGAATAGGAATATTGTAAGTTTTTAAAACTTTAATTAACGATATTAAATCATTTTCTTTAGATTCATTATCAGGCCAACAGTCAATTACGAAAATATCATTTGGAAATTTATTCTTATCAAATTTTGGTTTAACATCATCTAAAAATTTCATACCACCTTTGATACCATAAAAATATAAATCCGAAGGAATTTCAATATTTTTATCTCTTATTTCAAAATAACAATCAGGAAATGTCTCATCGAAGTTTGGTGTTTTTCTAACATCTTCAGGTGTTAAATTTTTATAGTAATCAGCCCATTCTTCAGATACTTCTAATAATAATGGAGCACAAAATGCACCACATCTTCTTGTACCATGTTCAGGTCTACCAGGTGCACCACAAGTGAATAAAAATAATCCACCAGGTTTTAACATCCTCATGACATTTTTAATTGTTTCCTCATAAAACATATCATGTTCAAATACTTCTGTTGAAATGATTGTATCAAAATACTCATCAGGACCTTGAAATAAATGTCCTATTGATACTATATCAACATTCTTTCCTTCACCTACGTCTAAACCAATGTAGTTACAATCTTCAAATAAATCACGGTTACTTCCGTTGATATCTAAAGAACCAATGTCTAATACTTTTTTATTTTTAAAGTGTTCAGGAAATTTAGTTTTTACTGATTCACAAAATTGTCTTTGTTCTATATGTGCCATTTAAATATTTTTTTAGTTTCTTGAGAAATAAATTAATTGTAATGAGTTATTATTTCCACAGAATAATAGGTATGAATTGAAACCTAATTTATTTAGTCGTTTGATGAAATTGTTTCTTAATTCATCATCATAATTAAAGAAAGAATGATGATACTCCATCGCTATTGTTCTTACTTTCATTAAGTTTTCATCACTGATTCCTTTGAAAGCGGCATGTTCAGCTCCTTCAATATCAACCTTTAAGAAATCAATTTTATCAACTAAACCACTTTCGAAAAGATAGTTTAAGTTATATGTTCTTACAGGATAATTTGTTGCTCCGTTACCCGCAAATACATTTGATCCGCCGATATGATTACTTTCGAAAAGATTTAATTCACCAATTTCATGACTCATAGCTGCATTGAATAAAATAGAACGAGGGTCAGCATTTAATGATAATAATTTGAAGTATCTTCTATCAGGTTCAAATGAAATTACTTTACTTGCACCTTGACTATAAGCCCATCTATTAAAGATTCCTATATTACCACCTAAATCAACAATAACATCACCTTCTTTAATTGACTTCTCACGATTTTTATAATAATCTAATAGATTATATATTTCATGATAGATTGCTCTTGTCCATCCGTATTTATTTGCAATATCCATTGTACCACCTTGTACGTCTTTTATATCTCCTAAATTTTCTAATTGATATATTCCCGTATAAAAATGTTCTGATTTATAAAAACTATTATCTCTAACCATTTTGATATAGTTTATCATGAAGTCAGACATATCGGCGTTTTTATTACCATGGAAATAAATAATTTTAGATTTGTCTTTTGGTATAATTTGATAACCGAAAATTCTATTGAAGTTTTGTTTTCCATCTTCATTCCAAAACTTTAAGAAATGATGTTGTGTTTGAAATGTCATTCCTTCATCACCGTCATAAGAAGATGTGTCAAAATTAGATAGTGGTAAATGTTTTTTATAACCATATTTCCATCTCATTGCATTATCAATACCTTCATCATTCCACAGATATAATCTCTTATAATCTTCAGGATTATTTAAAATTACATTTTGATAATGTTGTAATATTTCTTCGAACCACCAACCACAATTTTTATTATAGATATAAAAACAGATGTGCATGTATGGATTTGATTTCTTAATTCCCCATTCTTTTGCAAGTTCCGCATTAAACAATTGAGAACCGCCAGGATATGTTCCGAAAAATTCAGTTTGTACATGAATATCGGCTAAAGGATAATTTTCTATATCTTTGAAATATTGATTTACATCATCAATATTATGATTTACAACCACATCACCATCAATCCAAATAAATTTTTCATAATCTTCTTTCAATGATTCAATACAAGCCATTTGTTTCCAATACCATTTATCATGTTCAGATATTTTGGTTGTGCTAATAGTTCTTTTAATGACATTAGGATAATCAAATGGAACTTCACAATCAATACCATAAACTAATATCTCCGATTTAGTAAATTCTAATAATGATTGTACTAACTTTTCAATCACAGGCATATAACCTATGTTACCTGTTGTAACAAATACAAAAGGTTTCATTCTTTTATTCAATAATTCTGAAGCATTATAAGCAATTTTATCCCAATTAAATTCATCATGAATTTCTAATGAATCAACCATTGATAATGTTTTAAATGCCATATAATTATCAACAACATTTAACATTTGTTTTCCCAAATCATTCCAATCAGGTTCACAATATTCACCAGGAAAATCTTTATGTTCAATATTTGCAGGTCTCATATAATCAATTTTGACAGGTACACCTCTACCATCTGCAAATTGTAATTGTCCACCCCAATTAGAGTATATTGATGGTGTACCACAAGCCATAGCTTCAATTAGAGGTAAATTCCATCCTTCACTTCGAGCGCAAGAAACAAACACGTCACCTTCTTGAAGATATTTGATATATTCTTCTCTTGGGGTGAACTTAATGAATTTTATGTTAGTATCATCTATATTATGAAATTTCAATCTCTCTTCTGTTGATTTCATTCCATCATATGGATAAGGATTTTCAACTGAAGCAATTAATTCAACATCAGTTCTACCGCTAAATGTTTCACTGAAAGCTCTTAACACTTCAGTAGTTCCTTTTCTATAATCCCATCTACCAAAATGTAAAAATCTAAACTTATCTTTTTTTGGTGTTTCGAGTATTGGTTTGAATACATCTACATCCACACCTTCAGGTACAATTGATATTTTTTCTTTTGGATAACCTTGCTCAACTAAACAATCAAATTGCCATTGAGTTGGTACCCACACTTCATCGTAATAGAATAATCTCTTAAAGAAATCATCAGGATATCTTGTTGATTCCCAAACATTATATGCAATTTTATAACCATCATAATTTTCGTAAAAATAATAGTTATTTGTTTCAGATAAAACAATGTGAACGTCAGGTTTGAAATTACCGTCATATCCGTACATTGGGTAATCACTACGAGTTTTATCAGCATTAAATAATGTTTGAAGGATTAACATATCCTTCATCTCATCTGTAATGTAAGGTTCTCCATCATGTGGAGTATCGTTCATACCTTTCCAACTATCACCGATAGTTAGATTTCTCACTTTAACAGTGTGGTATTTGTTAAGGGCACAAAAAAAGGATTTTGCGTGATTCGCATATCCTGTTTTCCCTATAAATGATGTATGTGCTAAAATTTTCATTACATAAAATATAATGAAAAAAAATGTAAATAAAAAGTTATAAAATACTATTTTTTTGACTTTTTATATAAGTTTCTATATTCATAATAGGTTCTTGTGTGTTTGAATATTGTTTATATAAATTTTCATCATATAGTTTTAAAAAATCTTGGTAGATTTTATGTTGGAATTCTGTTGTGTGATGCATTAAATCTCTGGCTTGTAATGAATCATCATCATTTCCGTGCCAACCATTATCTCCTTCAATTAAATAATAATTAATACCCATCTCAAAAGCCAAACCTCTAATTGCATTTGTATATACTAACCAATTCATTTCACATTGTTCATCCGACAATAAACAATCTGACATTAAATTTCCAAATGTATTTATCCATTGTGAATCAAAATTTCCTATTATATAATTTTGAGGCATACCATTTGTTATAAATTCATATCTTGGATACATTGGTGCGTAATGAAATATATTTTTAATTTTAAGTTCTTTATAATATCCTAATAAAATTCTAAAATCAGTTGCTACACCAGTTCCTGGTATCGCCAAATTCCAAAATTTACCACCAATAATATTATTTAATTTATAACTCCATAAATTTTTTAAATCATGCCCGATTCCAAATGTATGTGAACAACCTAAAAAAATATTACCTTCATCTTCCGAATTAAAATCATCCGGTGTTCTAAATCCTTTATTATTTAATTTATATTCTATTGGATTTTGTAAATAATATTGAATACTTAAATTATTTATGTTTTCTTTTTTGTTTATATCAAATAATCTTTTTGAATCCGTTGGTATAAACATATGTATTTTATTTGCACTAACATTATAATCATCTAAATCATTTCTATGTCTTAAAATTTTATTGGTAAGATATTTCATATTATTTGTGATTTTAATCTTTTTAAATCGATACTACCATCTTTTGTAAATGATACTAATGTATATCTATTCCCACATATTACATTATCAACGTAATGTTTTTCTTCTCTGCTAAAATAAACCATCTGACCTTTTTTTGGTTTAATTCTTATATTTTCAAAAATTAATTCTCCTCCTTCAAAATTATCATTTAAAAAAATAACATATGAATATGGTGGAGTGTGTGTATGTGGTACCAATAACATGTCAATTGAATTATCTATATGCTGTATTCTTAATCTTTCATAATTTTTATATTTTAATTTATTTAAAAAAGTAAATTTTTCGATATCATGTAAAATAGATATACCCGAATATTTAAAATCAGTATCTTCTACCAAAGAAAATTTTTTATCTAAATTATTATTAAAATAATCTAAAAATTCTTGTATTTCTTCGTCCGTTATGACATTTTGAATAATTTGAATCATATCAAATTTTTATTATATTTTAATATAGTTTCATTAAAATGTGGTTTATAAAATATTTCATCTGGTAAATTTAAAATTTTTGAAACTTCAACATAATTTACTACAATTTCATCATTAATATTAATATTTTTAATTGCATACAAATATATTGTTAAATCATCTGTTTTTAATTCTGTGTTTGGATCACAATTATGTGAACAAAATCGTCCTAAAATATCTGTTTCCCACTTATTACTTGTTAACATCTTACCAATTAAATTTGGTGTAGATGTAATGTATTCACCTATTAATTCACCGATTTCATATTTTTTCTTAGAAAAAACACATTTTCCTTTTTCTTTTGTTTGTGAAATAAAAAAATTAATCATATTATCTTAAATAAAATTGGTCTAATTATTTTTATTTTATTAATTTGTTCATTAGTAAAATCGGATAATCTGAATTCATTTTCATTAGGATATAATGATGTCAATCCATTAATAATACTATTTTTAGTTAATAAATCAAATACATAATTAAAATAAATACTTTTTGGTTTCTCGTTTTTAGGTCCTTGTATTTGATGAGCAATCCCATTGTTATCTAATGTAATTACAATATGTGTATAGTTATGGTTATCAATATTTTGTCTTAATTCTAAAAAATAATTGTTTTTTGGTGCTCTCCCACAATTACTCATTCTAACAATCATTTCAATTGAAATTCTGTTTATATTCTTTATCCAATAAAATCCATTCCCGCAATCTAAAATAATTTCATTTTTTTCTATATAATTAATAGTGCTATAATTTTTTTTATATATTTCAATTGATTTATCATATTTTTCAATTAATTCAGATATTGTAAATAAGTCTAATAATGAATAATCAGATTCCATAAAAATATCAATGTAGTTAGATACTTTGTAAACCATTTCTTTTAAAAATGAATCAGGTTTAGATTTTATATCTCTATATTCATTTAATATCTTATAATATAATTTTTCACCATTAACATTATCAACCAATGATTTAACTATATTTAATCTATATTGATGGGATTTACCAGACATTACATTAATTTATTAAAATTCAAGTCTCCTTTTTCAAAAAAACCAACCAAAGCATATCTTTGACCTGATGTCACTTTATTTATTCCGTGAGGTTTATGTCCTTCAAAAAAATAAATCTCTCCTTGTTTTTTTGGAATTATATAATTTGAATTATCCACGTAAAGTTCTCCTCCTCCGTAGTCGTCATTTAAACAAACACCAACATTAAAATATTCACTTTTATCTACATGTTTTTCAAATTCATTTCCTTCTTTAACACTTTGTAAAAACAACATATTAAGTTCGTTGTTTATTTTAACAATGGTTTTAAGATAATCAAAAATTCTTTGAAATATCCATTCACTTTTTTCATTTCTATAGATATACCAAGCCAAATAATCGGAATGTTTATAATATGGATTAGATGGTAATCCTTCAACTTCTTTTGTATATTGTAAAATAATTTCACATTCTTCTTTTGTAAACATCATATTATAGTTTTAATCATTTTACGATTTCTACTCCCAAAATGTGCAATTTTAGAATATAAATTTCTAATTTCATTTTTAGCAAGTTCAATTGAAATGTTTGATTTAATTAAACTAATATAAATAATCAATCCCTCCATTGCACCTAATAAATCATATGCCATTTTTTGATAAGGACGGGTTTGTAAATCAATTTCTCTCCAATTTTTTAAAAATAAATTTTTTGTTTCATTTGTAGTTTTTAATATGAACAATCCTTCATGTACTAAAAATAAAGGTGTGTCTATCATCGGTGTAAGAATATCTATATACTCTTTCATATAATCCAACGAACCATACACATCCTTTAATTTATTCATATCAACTATTTCATCGGCATAAATTGTATTGTTATTTAAATTATTAATAACGGAAAAATCTATACCATTTATGATAAAAATATCTGTATCTAAAAACAAAATAGTATCAAATTCTTTTAAAGCCTCTTCAATTACAATTCTTTTTAAATTAAAATTGAATTCATCATCAATTTTAATTATTTTATAAATCTCTTTTCCAATTTTATTTGGTTTATCTGTTCCAACAAATATTTTTAAATCTTTATTGAATGTTAATAAAGAATCGAGAACAATATTAAATTCATTAATATGTTCATCTCCATATGCTAAAAAACAAATACCAAACATTAAATTATTGATGTTTTTGTTAATGATTTTACTTCAGAATAATTTAAAAACAATACCAAAGAATGTCTTTCTCCATTAGTAACCACTTCAACTTCATGTTCTATTTCTGGACCGATTATTATTCCGTGACCTATTTCTCTATTTAATTTGAATTCTTTATCTTTAATCCAATATTTAAAATCTCCGCCTTCATAATCTGTGGAATTACTTAATTGAATGACAAAAGTTAGGAATATATCACCATAATGATCATGTCTATGTTTATAAATAAAATGACCTTTTTTGTATTTTAAAACTTTAAACTTTATTTTATCTGAATTTAAAGTGAATCCAACTTCTTTTACTATTGAATCAATTTTATTATATAAAGAAGTTCCTTTATTTAAGAAAAGAGATTTTTCTAATGAATTTCTTTGATTTGGTTTAAAAATTTCTTTTGTTTTTCCAAAATTGCTTTTAAAATAAAGCATGGACTTACTATATCTTTTAATTTTTTTAACTAAAAGATTACACTCTTCCTTCATTAACATTTTATTGTAATAAAGAAACATAAAAATTTTTAAGAATGGGTTATCTTGATGTAATTGATAAAATTAGAAACAATAACATTTACCGTTTCTTTGTCTTCATCACTCAATGGAACCATGGTTCTATTTTGTGCTTCGGATAATGGTACTGTTTTATATATTGTTAAATCTAATGAACCTGAAACTTCAGACATATTGTTATATTTTATTTAAATTATTTATTATGTACTAACACACCGTTTGCAAAGAAATTATGATTATCCTCAACTTCAAAAATATAAGTTTGTGTTTCTTTAAATGGTAAAATTTGAATTTCTTTTATTGCAGTTTGACTACCTGTTGATAATTTTACCAAATCACCTACTTTTATTTTCTCAACATTTTTACCTATTTCATATCTTTCATTTGTCCATTCAGGAATAAAAGATGCTATATCTAAACCATTCACATATATAGGATGATCGAATGTACATGTTAATGTTGTATCATTTGAAAAATGATATTTAACTAAATCATTATGAATTGGAGATTTAATACCAGTTACTTTTTTTGATTCAATTACCGATGTTTCTTCATTGAATGAAATTACTTCATCCCCAACTTCAATATCTTCAATATTTTTTACTTCGCCATTTCCTAATGTAATTTGTGTACCTGCGGGGAAACAACTTAAAACGTTATGTACAACTAATAATGCCAAGAAATTATTAGTTTCTAAAATAAAGTTGTGAATTTCTTGCATATCGAATTCCCATACTTCTTGTTGATTATTAAAAATCACATTATCAATCGATGAGATTTGTACATGACTACCATCTGAAGCAAAAATTGCATCATCAGTATCTAAATCCAATACTTTAACATATCTAATATTATCTTCTTGTGTATCATATGTCAATACTCTTGTTTCTCCACCTATATACATTTGAGCACCATCCACAAAATTAATTGAAATGATGTCATTTGCAAAGGTTTGTGAACTGAATTTATTAGCAATATATGATGATGTAACATATGAACCAGATGGTAATGTTCCACCAGAATAATTCCATAATCTTAATACGTCAAAATCGTCCGTATTAGGAGCCCCATCTACATAATATGATTGTAAGTAATCATTAATATTTGCATCCGCAATTGTTACAGCACTTCCACTTACGGTCATTACTTTTTCATTACTTAAGAATCCTGCATTGATGTTCTTGATGAAGTTAGTTGAATATTCATAATAATGTTTAGTTGGTACTAAATTTACTAAATCAGAATCGGAGAATTCTAAAGAACCTGGTATGTTGAAAGTCGCATTTATTTCATATTCAGCAACATTACATAAATCTAAATTACTTCCGTACACAATATGGAAAGATCTGATAGATGTCACCATATTATTTGTAATATTCTGTGAATTTATATGATATTGTTCAATAACTATATCACTATTATTTGTTTGAGTTAAAAAATCATTAATTCTATCACTTGTATTTGAAGTTGAGTGACCTAATTTATAAAAATTATGTGGTTCTAAACCAACATTGACTGTTTTGGAAACAAAATCAGGTACATTAGAAGGATTATTTAAACTTGTTTCAATTGTATTATAAACACCATAAGCTGAAGAAGAATGATAAAACCCAACTACGGAGTTATTGTCATTATTATCTGAATATAATTTCAATAAATTAAGAGTTCCTTTAGCATACTCAGAATCTAATATTGCTGTCTCGTCATATGCCATTCTCAATATAAAAGTATCTGCAGTATCGTCAGGTGAGGTTGGGAAAATGCTATCTCCAGGAACTATTGTTCTGGTAAATCCTGTAATGAACGGGGCATTTTGTGTTAAACTTGTATATAATGACTCAACAATTGGGGATTGTATATCATATTTGAACACTACATTTACATTAGTAATGGAATTTGCACTCAATATACTTATGAAATTGGTCCAATCAAATACGTTTTTTTGGGGTTCAGTAATACCCGTATCAGTATTCACCTCGATCAATCTTAATTTATTGTCATTATCTCTAACAAAATCAGCCGAAAAAAATGTTCCTTTCATAAATTCTATTTACTATAAATATATAATATTACTTAAATCATTAAGTAATATTATTAATATAGTATATTTAGGATAAAAAGACAAGTTTATATCAAATTTTTGGATTTAGTAAAATCTAATATATAATCTGTCGGGACCAACTTCTCGTAAAATTTAGTTAATCCAAAATAATGTCTATGAAAAGTACCATTTTCTCCCATTTGTTTATTTAGCTTACATTCTGACAAATTAGAGTTTTTAACCATTAAAGTTAATAAATATTGTGCTCCTATCATGGTTAACTCGTCTATGTTTAATTTATTTTCCTTGTGATTCAAATTTACCCAATTATTAAATTTTTTCCATAAATTGACATATTTTAACCTATTTGTTTCATTTTTTATAGATAAAATACCACAATTTATAACTGGTTTTCTTATATCGTCCCAAATATCTATGTGATTCTTAATATCCATCTTGGTTAACAAATTAACCATATTTTTGTATTCTGTGTTCCAATTACCTATTTCATAGGTGTCAAAAGTAATATCTTTAACGAATTTGGGTAATTTTTTATTTAAAATAACGTCTCCGTCGATTAAACAAAAATCACCCTCTCTTTCTTCCAATACCTTAATTTTTAAATAATCCCATAAAATAGAATTTTCATAATCATCTACAACAACTATTTCATTTGTTAGATTTTTAAAAAATTTGAC